TCTTAGCCCATCTTCCCAAGCATCCTTCACAGTGTCATAACCAATGGACATTTCGGTAATTACCCCGTCCTTCATCAGGCTGAGGATTTCCCTTGCTCTTTGGACACCCAGGCTTAATTTACCTTTTACCCGTAATCCCTTGTCATCCTCTGCCAACTCTAAAGGTTTGCCTATCGGCTCGTAGGGATTATGATTCCACAGAATTTTTACCCGCCTGCCTGCTTCTTTGAGGGTCTTGGCGAATGCCCCCTTCTCCACAATATCACCATACGAATCGGGCTTCTGTGAAAAGGTTGAGGCATATCCTTCAAAGATTCCCGCCTCCTCATCAACTTGTTTAACTTCAAATTTGACTGTCTTACGTTCTAGCATAATATTTACTCCTTAATCAGGATATCGGTCCAAACTGCCATCTATATGAATATGGCTTATGTGTTGCTTATGCAACTGTTGATGTTTCTCTTCGATGAGTTTCTTCTCTGATGTCCAGAATGGTATCTCTACCCATTCACAGAGACCTAAATCAACAACAATAGGTGGTGCTTTCTTATCCATATTTACCTCCTGAATTCTGGGTAATAAAAAAGCCACTCATTTGAGTGGCTAATGTGATAACATTTATGTTATATTCTATTCCGTGCCGTAGCTAGCTTCGAGTTCTTTTATCCGCTTTTCAAGCTGCCTTATTTTGGCACTTCGCCCATCATAAAAGCCTTTTTGGTAGCCATCTCGGTAGCCCTTACTATGTTCCAATGAATGGCTTCCATTAGTTGTTAGTTCTAAGTTCTCAATTCGGTTATCATCTTTGATGCCATTCTTATGATGAACCTTCTCCCAAGGTTGGAGGCATCTACCTAGTGCTTTTGCTACCACGAGGCGGTGTTCTAGGACATAGCTATGTTTTGTCGCCATCGGGTAAAAGAAATCATCAGGCGAAATCCAGACTTGGATATAGCCAGTTCTGGTTTTAGTTCTGCCACCCTTCCACTGAATATGGTCTTTACCTTTCCCGTGCCTTAAAGTCCTTATAATCTTAGCCCGTGCTTCGGGATTTTGAAACCTCAGTTTCTGTGAACACCTTGTACATCTTTTCCGTTGAGGTTCACCTTTAACAAGCCTAACCCATCGCTCTTTACCGCAATCCACACAAGCATGATAGAGAAAGTTAGACCTTTGGCTGGGGAAACCTATCTCTCGACCCCTTTTAATATCACCAATGTTAGGCATAGTTTAATAATACCACATTGGTCACTGAAACGCAAGGTTATCTTGTCTCGAATGTAAGCACACAGCGGCAATTTGGTTCGCCTGGGCTATCTAATCCATTAGAAAAAGTATCTTCAAGCCCGACACATTCACCGTCCATGGCTTCATGTTCTGGGCGAACCCTCTCGTCTCTGGAACTCAGCCAGCATTTTTTCTTTACCACACCACTTTGTTTGGCAGCCTCAAGACTGCCAAATGAGCTTGCCTTACAAACCTCAGTCCTTGCCACCCTCATCGCCTTATACGCACTTCTATCTGTATAGAATTGTCTTATATTCCTGGCTATCTGCGGAGTGCTCAGATTCTCATCCACCCCAGCCAGGATAACCCGCTTTACATCGTCAAGATTAGTGGCCAATATGCTCGTGATGCTCTCGGCACTATGCTTGACTATCCACGCCCGAACTGCCACACTCATCGGGTCAAACACCCACTTTGCCTCACTGGGAAGACTAGCACTCCTAGTTTCCCCACCTAAGTCCTCAGCTATCTCATTGCCGAAGTCCTCAATAAGAGCGGTGGAGATGGCAGTCAGCACCTTCTCCCATTCCTCTCTCTGCCCCTGTATTGCGTTTCTAGCGGCATCAACCAACTTACTGGGTGTCTTACCCTTGATAGCTTTTTCTATAGCCTTAACCTCGTCCTCGTAGAGTGGCTCAATCTTCTTGCTCACCACTCCCCACCATCCTACTCTCCGTCTGTCAATCCGCTTCCAATGAGCTGTCTTTTGCTCCTCGGTTGTAAGATTGAGGGCTTTGGTCATCATTGACTTCTCTGGTTCTTCTGGAGGTGCAGAACCAGAGGGCAATAAATTCAAAGGTAGATATCCTCTATCCCAACCAGGGAACTCCTCAAAGCCTAATTCCAGCCTATCGTTTATCTGATTGAAAGGAACACCCATCGACCAGAATGTTTTGGCCTGTTCTGCTTTCTTAGTATAATCAGCCCGGAGTGCAACAACCCCAGATGTGTCATAACTGATAGTAATGTCCTCGCCGTACATCGGCGCTACTTTGAGATTAAGTGTGCTCTTTATATCATCCAATAAGGGAATTACTGCTTCCTCGTATAAGGCTTTCTTGGCCTCCAGGATATTGTTATAACTTGAGTGTTCATTGTCACCCAGAAACCAGGGGTCAACCCCGAAGATTGCCGCCACGTCTCGCTTATTTTGGAGCCGGGATTGTATAAAGTCCATTTCAACGGGGGTCAATGACATTTGTTGCCACTCCATCCCAGCCACTATCCAGGGACGGCGCCTCTTGTCCTTGTTCAGATAACGCTCTTCAATTACCCGCTCTGATTCCTCTCGTTGCTCAGGTGTTATCTTCTCCGCCTTAAAAATGCCGTCAGGCATCCCCCGATTCTGCATCGTTATTTTTTGCGTATCCTGAGCTTCATTGTCGGTATCAACTGTCCTGGCTGCTGCCATCAAATCCCCCATACCCCAGTAAGGGTTACCTGGGTCGAACTGCATAAAGTGTATAAACTGTTCTGGCGGCACCATATACTGACCACCATCGATAGATGTTACCTGGTAGCCCTTCAGCCATTCACCTTTAACATTAGAGGGAACGGGCTGAATTAAATCCGGCATACATACCCAGAACTCCCGTGGCCTGCCGCCCACCATAATCGGCTGGACAAAAGCATTGCCGACCAGTTTGAGATGAGCGACAATAAGCTCCATATTGTCCTGACCGGAGAACTCAGGGTTAGGATGGCTCCACACTTTTGTAAAGTCATGGTCAGGTATAACCTCTCCGTCTTTATTCAAAACTACCCAGGGAATCCCTGAAGCAGCCTGGACGATTACACGGACAGCACGGTAAACACTGCCCGAAATCTTATAGCCCTCCCTTGTGGCTTTCCTCACAGTCATCTCAGTATAGATTGGTGTATCTGGGGTTTGAGTTGATAATACCCGAACAGGTGCCGCACTTTTCCTAAGGGCTAAAGCTCTTCTTATATTATCAAACATACTTATCTCCCATTACCAGATTCCCACCTGCGTCTCTGGCTCCAGCATTAACTCGGTTATAGCCCATACCAGAGCATCCAGCCGGTCAGGGGAAGTATCCCCCGGCGCCCACTCACATAGCTGATCCTCTAAGTCTGGGAAGAATCCAACATGGTGAATTCTACCCTGCTCGTATAGGGCTGACACTGGCTCGGCTCTGGTATATTTGCCACGGCTGGCGTGGACTGACTTAAATGAGACATTCTTATCAACTGTCCTGACAGTGTATTCCACCATATCGCCACCATTGTTAACCTCGCCTACTATCTTGTCTGCCTTGGCTCTATAATAACCAGTTACCACAGCCGATGCCCATTGGTCTGGGGTTCCCTTAATTGTAAGGTCATCCAGTATATAGCCGTGCATTGTATCCCCGACTTTGGCTATACCGGCTACTATAATGCCCGTTTCCGCACTCTCCTCTTTAGCTGTAGCCGCCGGGTCTACCCCTACTACTACTCTAATCAGGTCGGGATGTTTCTTTACCCTTAACTCATCTATGCGAGTCCGTTGCCACAAAGCGTCTGGATTATCATCAAGGATTTCACCAGCCAGTTCCTGCCTGCCCAGTCGTGTCCCTTCATACTTTCTTAGTATATAATTCAAGAAGTCGGGGGCAAGGTTGGCTTTATTTTCCAGTGTGTGCCCTCTGGTAACCGCTGTCCGTTCATCGGTTATCAAGTCCTTAATAGTTTTAATGGGTCGTGGTGTGGTGGTAACTACCGCCTGAGGTTTACTCCCTATACGCAAGCCAAACATAAGATTATCCCAGGTATCTTGTGGGTACTTAAACTTGGCAAGCTCATCCACCCAAGCTTTAGCATGCTGGGGACCTCGAAGCTGGTCTGGCTCATCACCCGAATAGATAATAGCCAATACACCATTGGGAAAAGTCAACCGTCTTTTGCTGCTCTCATACTCTGGTCTGAACCAGGGCGGGCTGATATTGAGCAAAGCACTATCCCCTACCTCAACCATCGTATCCCGAACATCGGCTTTTGTCTGCCCTACTAAGGCTATAGGGCTAAACCCCTCTTTTGCCCATTTCAGGGTTAATTCAGCACCTGTCCGGGTTTTGCCTCCACCCCGCCCACTGAGGAGTAACCATACATACCAATCCCAATTAGGGGGCAGCTGCTTCGGTCTAGCCCAAACAGTCCAATCATAAAGGATTGCCTCAGCTTCCTTCTGGCTCAGGCTGTTTAGAACCTTCTGCCTCTGTCCCTCTGGCAGACAAGCGATTGATTGCGCTAATGAGCTTTTGTTTGGCATCATATTCTACCCTGAAACTCTCTCCTATAGGATTAGCGAATTCCTGCCTCTCTACATAACCTCTAGCTTTGCCTTGAGTTTTTAGATAGAATATTATGGCAGTATTATCACCATCCCTGATTTTTTGATATAGTTTCCCTTCGGCAAAGTCCAGCATAGTTTCGTGTGCTTCCTCTATTGCCTTCGCCACTGAGGGGAATTGTTTACTGTAATTCCAAATAGTCCAATAAGTGCAACCAACCCTTTTGGCAGCAACAGTTAAGAGCCCATGTGATTCCTTAACGGCTTCTATAATTTGAGCAATCTTCTGTTCCCTTTTTTTAGATATTTGAACCATTAGAAACCTTATCCTTTAATTGCTTATTCTCCCATTGCAATAAACGGATTTCCCGATATAACTTTCCCATATATTCATTCTGTCTATCTATTTTTGCCTCTAATCTTTTGAGGCTTGTTTTCACAATGGTATCTACTATATGCCCATATGGTCCTGATAGTAATTGCAGGTTTTCAAGCCTGTTATCAATCTTGATTCCGTTCTTATGATGCACAACTTCCCAAGGCAATAAACAGCGATTCAGATGCTTTGCCATCACGAGACGATGCTCCAGAATATAACCCCGCCCATAATGCGCCATCGGATAAAAGAAGTCGCTAGGCTGTAATTTTATCTCAATATAACCGCTCTGGTTAGTTCGTCTACCACCTTTCCAATGATTAGCTTTTTCCCCTCTCCCCAATGAGCAAGGGAAGCATCTTCTTCTTTCTGGTTCTCCTTTTATAATTGCAACCCACCGCTCTTTTCCACAAATTTCACAGGCAGACCACATATATTTATGATGCCCATTTTTACCAATCTCTTTCCCAGTTCGGATAGTGCCAAGCATCACAGTCTCTTCCCTTTTTTTACCATTGCCATTTTTGCTATTAGTCATATATCCTCACCCC